GCTATCAACTTTTATGTTTCTTGCATTCACGCTGTCGGCCTGTAGCATTTTGTTTGTAATGATATTATCATCGAATAATGCTTGTCCAGTAACGTGCAATAATCTTCCGTCTATGCGTGTTCCTGCTGGTGTTAAGTTAATACGGCTTATGAGTTCTTTGCCGTCGAGCTTTCCGAGTGCATTTGTTACTTTGAGCTCTATTCCGTTGGATATTTGAGTGATTTGTGAGTTTACATTACTGTTTAAATCACTCAAAGAGCGCTGGAATGCACTCGCTTGGTCGATGAGTTTATTCTCAAACCCATTAACGCTAGTCTTGACTGTGCCGACTTCGCCTTTTAGATCATTGATAGCCTTATCCATATTAGATATGCCGAGGCTTTCCATATCGAGTAGCTCTTTATCAATTTTAGCTTTAACTGCCACGCTCACGGCCTCTGTAGCAGGGCCCTCGCCGAATATATCAACATAAGCCACTTTTACGTTGTATACTCCAGCCTCTAAAGGAATGCTTAAAGCGTTCGTAGTAGTGAAATATACTTTACTATCTACATATACATTGGCGCCTTTGCAGTTGGCTGGAATAGCCTCGAACGTAACGCCTATGCCATTGATGTTGGCTGTCGCTTTGAGATTGGTCGGTTGCTTAGGCTGTGGCACGTTGTAAGTCAATTCAGCAGGCGCTCCATAGCCTTTAGCTGGGTTATGAGCATACAAATAGACTTTGCCAGTACGATTACGCAATATGCCACTATAGGTGGTGTTATTACTACGACCGATTAAGCCGTCGTTTTGGCCTGCGTTTAAGTCAAGCCGTAGCTCGTAATAATCAACATCGGCATTACGCACCTCTAACCAGTTAAAATGCGCCATATCGCTGAACGAAATAGAAAAGCCTAGAGGCTTGTTCGGAATTTCACTCTTTAGCTCTACAGTAATACTCTTAGATACGCCCTGCGAGGTGTTTCCGTGAGTATCTTTAACTACGGCTTTAACCTCGTATGTATGGCCTAATTCACAGCCGCTTATAATGATTTGCCCCTCGCCAGCGCCGCCGTATTTCCATGTACCGCTAGGCTCTCTATACCAGATTTCAACTGTATCTAGGCTATTAATGTGCGGCACGTTAAACTCTGCCACAACATCGAATGACTTAACCCTATTAGTGATCTCATAGTATTTAGTGTATAGCGTGAGGCCTGTAACCTCTGGAATAAAGTACGGCGTTAATGTGTATTGATAAGCCTGCACCTCGTCGAGTCCTTGCTCATTGCTGCCGAATAGGTTCATAGAGGTGAATTTGAGGTATATTGTTTTGCCTATATCCTCTTTGCGATATGGGTATCTAAATAAAGCCTCATCTACACGAATAAACCGCTCGCCAGCATTATGACTAATTGCATTAGTGCCGTATTGTCCACGTACAAGCCCAGTCAATGAAAATTGACTATTAGGGCCCATATTAGCGCCCTCATAACTCAACGCCTCACCATTCACCCAGCAAAGCGTATTCGCTCGCTCTGCGTCAATATGTGTGCCGCCTTTAAGCATTCCTTGATTAAGAGTAACCTCGCAGGCGTTCGCTGTTTCATTGAATTCTAATCGAGTGCGTCCCATGCGAGCTTGTTGCGTAATGGATCCTATACGGCTGTAGTTCTCGCCATTATCAGATAGCCATATAGAACAGCCACCCCAGCCAGCTGGCGCATTGACGCCTATAAATACTTGATTACCGCCTACATCGCCAACTGTTTGGAATATTGCCACATCGTTGACGCTTGGCGCTGCTTGGTTGTAATCAATGAAAGGCCGCTCGTTTTCGTGCACATCATAGCGAGCTGGTGCATATGTTCCAGCAGGCTTGCCCTCGGCTGTAAATTCGAGCTGTCCGTCGGCTGCCTCATTGACTGCTGTTATAACTACAATCTGCTTATTTAACTGGCAGGCCTTATCTGTAAGCGTTACTAAATCGCCTACCTCAAGAGTACAGAATGCCCAATCAAGCCTAAACGTGTATTGTGTCTTAGCATACAAGCGTTTCATAGCGAGCTGTTCAGCGTAGTATTGAGCCCTAGCCTTTGTATATAAGTAGTGAGCAGTCTTTTTAGAGGCTGGTTTTAAACCGTTTCTTTGAACGTCAGCCACCACCTCAAAGGATACTGTTTCTTTCTCGTAGCCATTGGCACGATTAATGAACTCGACTGTCGCCTCATTGAATGCCTCGCTCGTATCTTTACGCTTGTATAAAATAAGTTGGCCGTCTGTTCCTGCAATAAAATCATCTGCCGTTAAATCGTATTGAATTTGGTTAGCAGGCGTCCATGTGCCAATAGGCTTATCGGCTAAAGGTACGATTTTTAGGCGGTCAGTACTCCAGAATACAAGGCTATTTGTAATCTCAGCTATATCGTTTATAATCTGTTGAGCTTTAGCGCTCTTTTGCTCTGGCGGTGTACTGATAAGAATATCAGCCGCCTTACAGTAGGCTCTAAAGTTTTCAATGCCCTCGATTTGTACATCAGCCCCAACTGATTGCAGCACATGCTCGATATAGTCGGCTGGGTTCACGTCCACGCCGTCGCCTGTGTCTCTGAGCTTGCCATATACCTCGAAATTATATTGCGGTAAGCTGCCACGCTCGCCCAAATCAACTACGCCAGCCATATATGCAAGGCCACTATAAGGCAATGCCTTTTCTGGGTGCTTAGACGTCATATAAGGCCAAGGCGTTTGGGCTACTTCACCATTGAACAATGTAAGCTGAATATTCTCGTTTGGATATTGGAATATTTCCTTATCACGCCACACCTTGCCAATGCCAGCGATGGGGCCCTCACATAAGGCAATCGCTGCAGCTACAGTATAAGTATAGGTGATATTCGTATGCTTAGAGCCGCCACCTTTACCAGTTCTGGTCGTGCTTTTATGCTCATGAGCCGTGAAATCTTCATAATCAATGATGTTTCCACTCACTCGAGTTGTACCCAGTATCTCTGGAACCACCTCGCCATATGAGGCTGTATTGATTTGAAAATCGGCGATTAAATCGGCTCTGCTGGTAGTGTTTTTACCTCTTGTAAATAAAAAGCCCATTATTCACGCTCCTCTCTATATCTGTATACAGCCCTCAAACGTGAGCGGCCTTTCTTGTCGTAGAAAATCACATCATCGAGCTTTGATATAATCACGCCATAATCAACGAAAGCATGAATTACAAGCCCATTGCCTATATAAATAGCCCCATGTGAAATACATCGGCCATATTGGTATAGTAAAAAATCGCCAATTTTAAGCGGAGAGCCCTCTTTCACTTCATCGGCGACTTGTTGCACATATTTAAGATATTTCTCCTCAGAGTGGTGTAAATGCCACTCATTTGAGTAGTTTTCGATTTGTAAGCGGTCAGCTTTCATGAGGCCGCTATCAACTAAGGCAGCTACCAATAAATAAGAGCAATCGACGCCAGCACCTTTTACCATTGAATTATTGGCGTATGGTGTGCCTAGCCACTCAATCGCAGCATTAGCTATCCTTTCGCCAGTCGTTAAAGTATTCATCGTATGCTCTCCTTTAGTGGAACGTAAGGGGTAGCCCTGTTTCTATTCCAATTATTGAATTTATTCTTGCATTCCGTAGGCGTCTTATTGCAGCCAGCATATATATAAAATTGGTCTCCGACTCTTGGGCTTACCTCAAGAGCGCTCATATACATAATTACGCCGTCAGTGCTTTGTAATATCTGTGTAGATTGCCCTGCCAATGGGCCAGTGATCCAATCTATGCCGCCTGCTGTGTAATAGCCGTTTATGAATGGTATATCAATTCTTACGGAATTAGGGCCAGAGCCTAAAGCTGTAACCTTGCCGCTCTTTCTGAACTTGGATATATCAACGCCGCACTCTTTAGAATATACGCTAAATGGGCATTGAGGATAATATCGGCGGTTCGGATATTCGATATTAAGCTTTTGCACGATTGATTTAACATTTAGCTTTAATGTGAGGCCGCCGCCTTGCGTTACCTCGCATAAACCAGTAAATAAACCTACAGCGCCGATAATAGTATAGTTATCATCAAAAAATGCTCGTTTGAGCGTCATTTGAGCACCGTCAAAGCCACCATTATGAGCTACAGCCATAATAGGAACGCCGCCTATTTTATCTTGCTCATTCGTGGATATGCTAATCGTCATTTTATCAACGCTCACAGTACTATTAGTGGCTATCTTATCCCTTACGATAATAGGGCCGTCGCTTTTGTAGATTTGGCCGTTATATGATACGTCGGCGTCTGAATCCGCCCAATAATAGGTAACGCCACTACGCAAGCGCAACTCGTAAAGGTCGCAGCTCATGAAATGCTTATCATTATTTAGGTGCTGTCGTAGTACCTCGTTTACCTCTTTCATAATGCGCCCCCTATCGAGTTGATACTAATTTGAATGATTTAGATTTATAAACGTTAGTGAAAATATACTCGGCTGTCATATCGCCGCTGAACCTTACGAGCCAATAATAGGTATAATCGGCGGTTATAACCGCATTAGGTGCTACTGTCTGACCTGCTGCGAGCTTAATCACGCCTTTATCGCTAACAGCTCGAATAGGTGAGCCGTCAGCATATAATGTAAGGTTTTCAACGTGATATACAGGCTCTAGGAAATCACCGAACTTTCGCACGGCTTGCCATGAACCCATTGAGCCAGTACCGAGTTGAATACCTTTCTCTTGGTTGTCCTCTGGATCTAGCCACAAAAATGGAACTGTACCCCCTCGAGTTTTTGAGTAAAAACCCATTAACTCTTTATACTGTGCTGGTGTCAGCACCTCGAACTCTGTAGAGATAGTATATTGAGGGTATTTCCAGTTAGTCATAGTGCGCACCTTACCAGAACCAGAGATCTTGGTCTTTGTATCCCATTTCTGCGCCTTTTGTGATTTCCACGCAAGCGAGATGATACTAGGAAATTTTAAGTATTCAGCCATAACTACCACGTTCCAGCCGTGCCAACAAATTCACGGTCTTGATTAACTAAAAATTGTCTTAATGCTTGGCCGCCTCTAGTTTCAAGGAACGAGCCAAAGCTTTCGGCGTCGATAGCGCTTACATTGAGTGTAATGCCGCCACCTGCACCCATACCGCCATTAGAGCGATTAATGCCCTCGCCTAATCGGTCGAATACTGTATCAGAAAGCGGCAATACAGCTTCATCATATTTACCCTCACCGATTTGAGCAAATGTAGCACCATAAGCAAGGCCGCCCTCTGCGAGTTTTGGCATACTGTTAGCGTTGAATGCAGCCCCAAAGCTGCCGCCAAAGTTGCCAGCTGCACCTAGTGCCGTAGCTTGCGCAACGCCTGCCGCTGTGCTGCTACTCCAAGCCGCTAAGCCTGCCGCCGCACTAGCGCCAAATGTTGCCATTGATACTTGTTGAGCGAGTGAACTCCAAGCAGGTAATTGGGCTTGTGCCGCTGCTACGCTTGCCGCTGTTTGTTGCGATTGTAGCATTTTTCCGAGCACAGCTTGCTTTACTTGTGCTGCGATCCATTGAGCCACGCTATCGCTAATGGTTTTAAGAATAGCTTTCCCCATATTTTGGAAAGCCTGTGTAATTGACATTGTACCTTGTAAGAGTCCAGAAATGCCCTCTTGCAACTTATCAATGCCAGCGCTCGCACTCTCCCAAATAGCCTCTTGTCCATTCCAGTGGCTATCCATTACAGCCTGCTGATATTCGTTTAAAAGCTCCTTGCGTAATTCGTAGCTTTGTTGCGTCGCCACATATTCAGCGTCAAGCGCCGACTGCAACGCCTCAAAGTTCTGTGTGCGCATAGCCTCGTCAATGTTCCATTTTTCCTCGGCTTGTGTGCGTTGTAATTCAAGGTATTTGTCATTATAATCTCGATGAACGGCTAATAATTCCTCGATCTTTTGACGTTCGAATGTGATACGTCCGTCCTCGACTTCCTCGAATTTAATACCTCGCTCTTTCAGCGTATCAATGAAATGCTGTTGCTGCATTTTGTCCATTTGCACAAAGTCATCGCTGTATTTATCCCATTTGTCGCCGATAGCGTCTATTGCGTCGGTGTATTCTTTTGTGAATTGCACCATAGGCGAGGCTTGTCCTGTACTATCTTTAACGGCTAGGCTTAACTCGAGATCTTTACGCATATCTCGAATATTATTCTCGATTTCTCGCATTTTAGCCATTTCTTCCTGTTTGGCTTTAATGCGTTTTTCAGAATATACGGCGTTCAATAACTCGAGGTCTTGTTGATAGTTAGCGTTGGCTGCCTTTGATTTCTCGAGCTCATCAAGTTCTTTCTTGTACTCTAATTCGAGTAACTCTTGCTTATTGCCGAGCATTTCGAGATAAGACTGCAAGATTTTCTCATGCACCTGCTTAGCCTCTTTTTCAAGGTCTTTGCCTTTGTGGCCTTTGCCGCCGCCGCCTTTTCCGCCTTTGCCCTGGCCTTTACCGCCGCCAGTGTCAACGTCTCCACCGCCGCCACCGCCAACATCGAGGCCTGTATCACCGCCACCAGATAAGCCGTTAAATACTTGCGAGGCCATATCACCAGCAGTATTTACAATGTCCTGCGCTGTGTCGGCGCTGATAGTGTCAACCTGTGCAATAGCGGTAAACGTACCGCCAAAGAATTTAGCTACCTTATCGCCTACGCTGTTGAGCTTAGCGATGAGCCAGTTCAACGCCTCGATAATCTTATTCACGCCCCAAACTGCAGTATGAACGATTGTCGAGAATACCGAGCTTAACGTGCTACCAAAGCCATTGCCAGCCGCTGCCGCTGTAGCAAATACTGTAACTAATGTTACAAGTACAGAGATCAATAGGCCTACAGGGTTGGCTTTCATTACTAGATTAACAACCCTCTGCGCCGCCGCTGCTGCTAATGCACCGCTACGAACAGCAATATAAGCGCCTCTTACGCCAGCTAGTACAGCCGTTAATACCGCTGAGGCTGTTGCCGTTCCTGCCATTGCAGCTCTTAATACCACCATAGCCGCCGCATGTACTTTCGTAGCTGTAGCCGAGGCTACCTCTGCCACTCTATACGCCACAACTTTGACGGTAAGGGCTGCCGTTTGTGCATTACATAAGGCAACTGCTGCCCTGTAGGTGGTAAATGCTACCACCACAGCCAATATGGCTGCCGATACTCTCGGCATAGTAGTGATAAATAACGAGCCAAAGCTCCTTACTGTCTGCGAAATAGTGGATATTGCTATCCGTAAGCCTGCAAAAGCTGCACTAATAAGCCCTATAGAGCCTTGCGCTGCTACTGCCATGCCTCTAATTGCTACGCCTACGCCCTCACTTAATGCTTGGAACTCGCCACTTTGTGGAATAGTAGAAATCTGTTCGAGTACAGGCTGGAAAGCTTGTATTAATTGGTTCTGAATAGATTGACCTACCTCGGCAAATGTCATAGGAATTTCGGCGAATTTCTCGTTTGTTTCCTCTGCGCTGCCGAGCAGTGCATTCTTGATTATGTCGGCTGTAATGAGGCCTTGCGAACTCATTTCTTTTAATTGTCCAACGGATAACCCCATTTCATTGGCAATAGATTGAGCTAATAACGGCGCATTTTCCATGATAGAGCGGAACTCGTCGCCTTGTAACTTACCTGCAGCCATTGCTTGGGTAAGTTGGTACATCGCAGCACTTGCCTCTTGCACACTAGCTCCAGAGATTTTGAATTGTTTATTCAGTTGCTCTACAAAGGCGATCGCCTCATCATTCGAGCTGAATGCGTCTTTTGCCAGCATATTAAGCTTTGCCACGCTATCAGCCATGTCAATATAGCTGCCTCTCGAGCGATTGGCTGCGCCATATATTTTGTCCATGATCTCGGCGGTAGTTTGTGAGCCGTCATTGATTAAGTTGATACGAGAACGTATGCTCGTTAATTCGTCAGCTGTCTGCGCTGCTGCTACAGCCACATCTTTGACTTTATTCGCCACTAGCCCTATGCCAGTAACAGCGCCAGCGAATTGCAAGCCCTTATTCATTTGAGCAACAATAGACTTTATTTCTGCACGAATGCCAGCCGCCTCTTTGGCTACTTTATTGCTCGCCTCTGCCACGCTTTTTGGTAGTTCAGAGCTTATCGTATTGGCTACCTTGTTGACGGCTGCCGTAGCCTCTGAACTGTCAGCACTAATGCGAACATTAATATTA